CTTAGTGCCGCGAACCGCGATCTTGAGTCCACGCTCGTCAGTCAAACCGGCGATGTCAATCAGGATCTGCTCAAGCGAAGTCTCGTTGAGATCCGCAGGAGTAGTCAGCTGGTTGCGCTGGTTACCAGACAAAGATGGGTGCGCTGATGAACAAAGTGCCGCACCGTCACCCACAGGGAAACCAGTGTCGAACGCATTGTTCAGGATAGACGCAGCCTTAATTTGCTTGGTCTGAGCCATTGAACGTGCAAGTGCTTTAGTGTAACGAGATGCAAGACGATCATACAGATTGTCCTCGATAGCTTCCTCAGTAATAGAGAACGCCAGAGCGATTGTCTCGTGTGTGTAACGCGCAGTGAATGTTTCCTGTGCATCGTCAAACTGAATGGCAGTGCCTTCCCCTTTGACCGGTGCAGTTGAAAAACCACCCAGCATTACTTCTTCCTCGAACGCACGATCTGAAGATTCTTCTGTGTAGATTTCAGCGTGTTCGTTCTCGTAACGGTTGTATTCCATCCCGAACAAGGCATTAAGGCCCGGTTCGAGCTCTTTCGCTAGTTGTGCGCGAGAGATTGCCATGACCGATCTCCTTAAATTGCCGTTGAATCAGGCGCCGAATCCGATGTGGATGTCGATGCCGGTGCGTTGTAATGGAAGTTGAAGCGAACAATGAAGTTCACCCCAGCCGCGTCATAGTCGTTGTTTGCAACATCATCAACGATACCGACAATACGCATTGCCAGTGTCTCAGTAGTTGCCGCTGTGCTGATGTCGAGCTCAGCAGTTGAACGACCTGTTGCAGTTGAACCAGACGTAGCTGTGGCCAAAGAGCAGTTAGAGAAAACATCTGCTTGTGCAGTTGCTTTATCAGTAACAGACTCATCTGCCGCTACACGGTAGAGCTGCATTGGGTTGTCAGCAACGAAAGCTTTGACAGGAAAATTCGAGTCTACGCTTACGTCGTTGGCACCCGGCCAATAGTTTTTAAAGACTGGCTTCTTAGTAGAAGAGTCAACATATTCTACACCCATCAGGACGCCGAGGAATGGAACAGTTCCGCCATTTGCATTACCAACAATGTCGATAAAGCCAGTTGACAACGGGATAACCGGTGAAAACTGATAAATAGCGTTCGTGTTGTCCGACGCGATCTCATACTGAGTTACCCCAGTAGAGTTTGTCGCGCTTCCGTTCAGCCCGATAGGACGTAGACCAAAGGCAGTATCTTGGTTTGCCATGAGGCTATCTCCTAATCAGGGCGGCCCCTATCGCTTAGGGCCACCAAAAGTTACACGTTGTTGCCGATCAGGGTTACTGATCCGCATTGTCGAATGTTGATTCTCACGCATCATGTCCTGATCTACCGCTGTCATCTGATCGTGATTCCGTTGACGGAAATACGCCGATCTTTCTTCAACAGTTTCTACAGGGATCCTCGCGAGGATCAGTCCGCCAACGCCGAACACACCTTCATATTTACCTGAATCAATCACCGATGCTTCAAATTCTGGGTATTCATCCGCTCGGACCAACTCCCATCCTTCTCGTAGCTTTGCACTGATGTTCTTACGGTCATCAAAACCGCGAGTTTCAGCACGAATCCACCGATGCTTATATCCATCTGGTGCAGGTGGTGCGTCTAACATAGACGGTGGAGCCCACGGCTTACGCCTTGCCGTTTTAGCTCTAGTTTCATTAGCGCGGGAAGCCCGGCTCACAGTTTTAGTGTCTTCAGCCATTTTATTGCTCCCTAACGTATTTCGCGTATTCTTCAAGTGGCACCCCTAGTTTTTTAGCCATAGCGACTTGGGTCTTGGAGAGACGGACCTTACCTTGGCGCCCAGAAACTTTTCCGCGGGATACTGAAGCCACCGTCTGAGCGGGTCGGCGGGCTCCACCCGAATTTTTCAACTTATGGGGAAATTCATCCGCCATACGTCTATCCAGTTCATTGTAGTAATCATCGGAGTGCGGGTCAAATCCTTCTGATTCCACAAGTTTTTTGTGAATACCAAAAGCCGCATAAGTCATTGCTTCGTCCGAACCAAACCATTCGTTTCTGGTTGCCCAGTCTTCTGCTTTTGGATCCGGGCGCCGTGGTTGCTGAGCCGGCATTGGCTGTTGAGCCTGTACCTGCTGTTGCGCCGCCATTTGTTGAGCATACCGATCTTGCTGAAGCTTGGTTTGACGTGCCCGATCATTTTCAATGGCAAGGCCTGTGATCTTACGCTGTGCTTCAACAACACCCTTGGTGTCACCCATCTCAATGGCTCGAGCCAATTCTTGCTCGGCTGTTTGCATCTGTGTTTCAAGGCGACCGCTGTATTCTGTCATGTAACCTTGATTTAAGCTGTCCATCTGCTCTTTCAGCTTTTGTGCTTCAGTTTGCACTTGCTGCGCATAACGGATCGCTTCTTCCCGCTCACGCTCCGCGGAGCGCATCTTTTTGGTTAAGCGGTCAATTCGTTTTTGAGTTGCATTGTTTGCTTTCTCAAAATTGTCCTCTTCGTCGGCATCCGACGCCTCATAGGATTGCTGTTGTTCGGTTTCTTGTGGACTTTCAAGTTCAACCTCGGTCTCCTCGGCATCACCAACGTCCAGTTCGACCTGATCGTCGTCTCTTTCTTCACTCATTGTAATAACCTCTTAGAAGTGTAAAACGTCTTCTGGATCGCTAATTCGCGCCAGAATTTCGTCATCGTTAAGAATCCGTACTTCGCCACCGTCAATGTTGAAACGGGATCCAGAATAGCGGGCAAACATGACCCAATCTTTTTCTTTACACCACGCTCCATCTGGGAACTTTTCGGGATCTTGGTAAGCCAGTGGCCCTACCTTAAGGACATAGCCAACCTGTGTGGATACCTGCTGTTGTTCGACGGTCTGGTCTGCCAAAAGGATTCCACCTTCTGTCATACCTTTGCCTCGATACGGCAGGATAAGGATGCGCCAGCCGGTTGGCGTGGGCAGTCTATCCAAGAGGGTTTTACCAATAGAATCTGGATCCAGAACTTTTTTGCGTTGTTCTGTGTATGCTTCTTCGAGGTTCGCGACTCCCTCTTTTAAACGATCCAGTGTTAGCTCTTCAGCGCCTTCAGTCATCTAAATGCTCCTGTTTATCTAGCAGGCTCTTGAGTTCCTGTTCAACGTGATTCAAGGCACTTAACATGCCCATCAACTCACGATAATGTTCCATCGTTTTGACTCCATCGTACTCGAGGCAGTCTGTGATGGCTTTCTTTTGTTCCCGGATAATCCGGTAAACAGCTTCTGAGAAGTATATATCACTCATACTCTTATATCACCGCATTTTATCTTAGAAAGTCCGATACGGAGGTTAGCATACCTCGTGTTCTTTTGGGTCAAAATGAGAACCTTTTTCACGGTTTTCCACAGCTGTTGTGATTCTGAGGTTTTTTGGGACATGAAGCCCAGAAACAAGGGGGTGCTGAAGGGGAATGATGTGGTCTACTTCGTACTTTACCCCGGTTTCCAGCGTCATCATTTGCGCTTGCAGGTAAAGTTTTTTCATTTCAATCAGGCCTGATTCAGTGGCAACTGTAGCGCGTTGAATGATTTCCCATCGTCGCCGGCCTTTAAAGTAACTTTTATCTTTGTTTTGTTTGTAGTAGTTGCGGGCATACTCTCGTTTTTTCTCTCGATACTCGGGGTCTGATCCGTAATCGGACCAGTACCCCTCTTTCGTTCGACCTAAGTTTCGGGATCGAAGACAGTCTTCGCAGTTTCTGTTTTTGGTAAACCGGCGAGAAATGTGGCCGTTTTTGCACGGTTTGCCCGTAAAGTAATAAGTCGAATTGGTTTCTAAGGCCTCTTTTCGGGTCTTTGGCGTGTTCTCCATAGACCCGAACCATTCAGTCCATCAACTCAAAGTGAGGACCGTCAATAAAAGGCCGACGTCCCTGAGAGCGGCGGAGGTCAATGTATTCATTCATCGCCTCCTCCATTGTGCCTTCGTATTCTGCAATGTTGTTGATGTGCCACGCGGCACCCCAGCGAAGAGTAACACCCTCTTCTTTTGCAGCCTGCTTCATAGCATCGGCGATGTTGTCGTACACGTTAATTTCCCAACATCCGCGTCCGGCTACATAAGCCATTAAATCAACCGCTAAGCCATCAATATGCTTAGACTTCATTGTTTGCGAAGCACCCTTTTCAACAAGTTCTTTTTGTTTTTCTACAGATCGAACGCCTTCGATTACACCGAAGTCTGTATCTGTGATTTCAATTGCTCTGCAGACAACCTTAATCAAGCGATCATCTACGCCGTTTAAGCGGTCCAAAGACCGTTGTGATAATTCAAACATTACTTTGTCAGTCCTTTTGATTTCTCATAAGTTCGTAGTCCACCCAATCCCAGCATTCCAAGCAGAACCGTCATCAACGAGTCCATATCGAAAACAGGGAGCGGAGGTATTTCGACACCAGCGACAGATACTCCAAAAAGAATAAATGGAGCAAGCACGAAGTGGTATGCAAGCGCGATGCCACACGTCCAACCAATGAAAGGTCGCCATCCTGCGACAAAGATGGATCGGTGTTTGGCTTCGGCTTGATTTGTTGCGACCTGCGCCATTGCAGCTTCGTGCGCTTGTTTTTCAGCCAAAGTTGCAATTTCGTGGGCCAAGGCATTCTTTTGATCCTTATCCTCTACAAACTTATCTAACAAGCCCGTAACAGGCCCTATAAGTGCGGACAGCATATTATTTCCCCTTTGTATACGCTTCCTTGCCGTAAAACGCCGCTACAATAGCGGCGACACTAACAAAATAAGTGGGAGCCATATCACCAAGAATAATGGGTGCATCGCTAAGACCGAGAACGTTAGCAGTGACCACGGCAAAAGGATAAAGAAGCATCCCAAATAACGCAAACCACGCCATGCCGCGTTGGGCATCTTCTTTCTTGTCGGCATTTTCGATATTAAGAAAGCGCTCATGTTTTGCCAATTCCTCTTCGGTAACGATCCCGTCACCGTCGAGATCAGCCGCGTTTAAATTTGCATCAGGATGCAGTTTTTTCATGTCACTCATATTACAGGCCTACTTTATTTGTTTGAATACAAACGGCTTCATAGTTTATTTTGGGTTCTGGGAGGGTACTCAGAATACGCTCCCGCGCTTCAAAACAAACTTCCATTGTTGGGAATGGGCCGCGAGAGGCCACAAAATATTGCGTTGTTTCTAACACAATCACAAAAAGCATCCACATTACACACGCTCCTTGGATTGCAATATCCACATCAGCATTAAAATGATAGTACCGATAAGAGTGACGCTACCAACCACAACAGCCCCAATAACCAATCCACTCTTGATGGCTTTTTTACGAGCCAGTCTCTTAGCTTTCTCACGCTCTTGTGCTTTACGTCTTAACTCTTTGCGATTTGCGATAAACTTACAATAATCATCCCAAAGGCCGGGACGGCCTTGGTAGATGAACATGTTTTTGACTTCCATTTCATGCCGTTTGATGTCTTCAAGAGCCCAAAAAGCTTCCATATCGCCATCTTTGGCGGACTTTTCGAGCTCATCTTTGGCATCGGCTAATTTGGTAAGATCTTTGCCCATCTGACCGACGGACTCGACGTGGCCTGCGAATTCTTTGATTGCGCCAATAGCCTCGTTTGCTATTTTAATTGCGGCTATGGCTTCAAAGATCACAGCTAGAACACTCCTTTAAACCTCTGCGGTCGTGCGATTTTGCTGAAGCGGCGGACGACACCGCCTTTAGCCGCTTTCATATCTGGTTTTTCAGATTTTATCTTACCAGCGTTGGATAAAGCAATTGCTACAGCTTGTTTATGTTTGTAGCCTTCATCCATTAACTTACTGATATTCTTACTGATTGTTTCTTGGCTTGAGCCGCGCTTCAAAGGCATTACATGCAACCTTTATAGTTGCCGCCACGCTTTGCCGCACCCATACCACGCGCTGTTCCGCCCGGTACATCCATTGGTGCTTCAGCCATTGTTTCGCCGCCCTTGTAAGGAATCTTGCCCTGACCCTTGATGTCAGCAAAATTCACAGCCTTTTGAGCTGCACCGGGTGTGTTTGTAACAATCTTTACCTTTGCCATTTTACTGACCTCTCTGTTTAAGTAGTTCGCGCTCGCGTCCTGCGTCGATACGAGCCTGCGTTTGTGCTGCCTGCGCTTGCAACCGGTCGTAAAACTGGCGATCACGCATCTGCAACGTCTGTTGATCCAATTGTAGCTTAGCTGCATCCAACTGTGCATCACGCTGTGCTTCCTGCGCGTCCAACTGAAGCTCTTGTTGCTTGAGCTGAACCACAGGATCTGGCCCTTCACCGGAAACCTGTCCAGACAACTGCTTGATCTGCTGCATTCCCTCAGCGACATATTGAGCCACCAAAGCTTCTAGCTGGAGCATCGTTTGTTCAGGATTGGCTGAAGGTCCTTGTTGCGCGGTAAGCTGGCTAAGCTCAGCCTCAGCGCGCTCCCGAGCAGCAATCTGAACGTGCTCCATGATGTGCTTCTGCAAAGCCATTGCCACAGCAGGCAAACCAGCAACCATCGGCGTTGAACCAAAAACCATATGCGACATGATATGTGCTTGATGATTTTGGCCAGAGAAGGCTTTGAGTGGGGCCATGTTGAGTGCATCAATATTCTCCTGAGCAGGGTCCGTGGGCCGTGGTTCGTCATCCGGTACGGACTTCATTATTCTGTCAATGTCTTTGACGCCCAACGCGTCATACATGTCGCGATAAACTTCGTACATGTTATGCAGCTCTGGAGCGGCGCCCGCTAACTGCAATTTTGTTTGAGCCAGTGCGATCCGTTGTGCCTGACTGAAGATGTTTGGATCAGAAACAGGCAATACATCCACTCGATCATCAAAATCCTCAGCCATAATGCTGGCATCTTCGCCAGCAACAGAGTATGGATACTCTTGCGGCAAACTTTCAGACATTACACGCGCCAGAATCTTGAATTCTGTCCGCATGGCATAGTGCATCCGCTTGTGAATGGCGCTCATCACTCGCGCACCCTGTTCAAGCATTGCAACTGTGGTTCCTACAGCCGCATTTTGGTTGCCATCGCCGACTTTCATGTCAGTAATGGTCGCGAACCGTCGTCCGGCATCCACAACAAAGCCCAACAGGTTAAATAACGTCGGATCAGGGCCCTTGAACGGCAAAGGCATCAAAGAATCGCGAATGGCACCGCCGGGCGCGTCCACATCTCGGAATTCACCGGGCTGAAGCGGGTCATCATCGTCCCTGATCCGTAGACCACGGGCTTTGAAGCCTGCAGGAAGGTTTGAAAGCGTCCCTGCGTCGATCAATTGACGCAAAGCGGCGGTCGCCGTCCTTGACAGACCACCTATGGTATGAATAAGACCTAATCCATAAAAACCAAAGCCCGGTAAGAACTTATAATGCACAAAATATTGGATTTTTTTCTTAAGTTCGTCGTCTTCTTGGTAATTACGACGTATTGCAAGGATCTCACCCGTGTCATAGCTCAATGTCACGATGTACGGCACCTTAATTCCGGTCATTTCACCGTCATCATCGACTTCTTCAAAGCCTTCAAGGTCTAAATCGACGTGACATTCAAGCAATGTTGCGTCGTAATCAATCTGAGAGGGTGTAACACCGTCGATTCGGTTGATTTCTTCGGTAACCGAGTCGTTTCTACCCTCTCCCGGGGTTACCGGAACGTCCAAATAGAAGCCAGATACCTGTTTTTTACGCAAATCGTTGAGTTGCATCCGTACAACTTGCGTGATGTTGGGACAAGTGTCTAAATCAGAGGTCTCATACGGGACCACAAGGTTTTCTGCGGGCACAAATTTGCTTACCGCACGTCCCAAACCTTCGTCGTAGTACACTTTTTTGAAGGTTGAACCGGCTAAAGGCAAATAAAACAGCATCTGATCCATGTCAGGCGTGTAATCTTCCATCACATTGGTGATGTAGTAGTTCATAAACTGACGAACACGCCGTGCCTGCGCTTCTTTGTCCTTAGAATTTTCGCCTAGAACAGTTGTGCGGACAGGCCCCGAGGCAGGCAACATTTCATTGAAGGCTTGTGCTTGGAATTGAGTCGCCGCTTCGGCCAGTAACGGGTGTGTTACACCGCTTGAGCCCCGGAAGGGTTGGGTGCGCTCTTCGTAATTGAAGCCCAGAAGCTCTAACCCGTTGGCGTATGCGTCCTCCCATTCTTGTCGTGACGCTTTATTTGCATCAAACTCCTCTAATAGCTCGGAAGCTATTCGAGACAGCTCCCGATCCGGGAGCTCTTCGGCTAAGTTTGCGTAAAAACCGCCGTCTTCGCCGCGCTCATCCTGCGGTTCAAAGTCTACTTCGACGCCACCGTCTTCGGTCGGGGAGATTTCAATCTCACCAACGTCTTCAGCTTGGATCATCGCCATCACATCGTTTTGCGAATCAGGTAATTCGATCTCAACCTCAGCCATCAAATCTTCTTCGTCAAGCTGTGACGGGACGTTGTTCTGGGCGTTGTTCTTTTCAATAGCCATTTGTTGCTCCGGTTATATAAGGAACGTATTGCATAATACCGTTGGTCCGTGGGCCGCGATTCATGTTCACAGCGCGATCTTTTAAGGATACTACGCCGCCGTCCGCAAATCCTTTCGGATCCATCTTTGATTTTGTTGTCAATACGGTTTCTGTCACCATGCGTCTTAACTGATCGGGATCCTTTACGCCGGTTTCATCGCGAATAAAATCAACTAAACGATCCACAACCATTTTTTGACTAAATATCTTTTTTATTTCTGGCGATGGAGTAACTCCGGCTTCCATGCCTCGAACGTCCAGTCGCACATTTTCAACATCAACTTTGTTTTTAATGTCATTTAAAAGTTGGCCGATAGCTTGCTTTGAAATACGCGGGGCTGCTTCGCCCATTTTTTCGGGGATCATAAATAGATCCCTACGTTCAACAGCGGTTTGCTCTGGATCGTATAACTGTTCAACAATTCTGCCGGCAATAGCCGGAATGTTATGTGCATAAACAGGAGAATATTCGGCAATAAAATCTAGTTGATCCTCGGGCGGCGGTTCGGTGGCTAACTCTGGCGGACTAACCGGGTCAGATCGCAACAGATCGCCCGCACCACGACTGGCAAACTTTGCCACTCTGGGGGCATATTCAACAAGGGTGCCAATCCCCTCACGAATTGCTTCGGGGAACATATCGCCTTGATTAGGGTCTACCGGGGGTTTGTTTTCGGCCATGCATTACATTTCCAGAAGTCAATAGTACGCGACGACTTTAGCAGATTCATCGTGTTCCTCCCAGTCATCTGTCGGCAACTGGACAAAATTTCCTTGCCGGTACCGCATCAAAGCCTGTGTCATCGAATCCACCAAGTCGT